TTCAATCTTAAACTGGGATCGCTAATCTCTAAAATCGGGTCTTTAGTTCCGGTCGAGACGTAAACTCCTAACTTATTATAAATAACATAGTCATAAGAAGCGGTCTGTTCTTCTATTCTAATGATATTCCAATAACCTTCTTCCTGAACCAACTTAGCACCAAAAGGTTTTAATACTGCCGTTAACACTCGTTCGCAAGTCCACGGTTCGCCACTATCTTCGTAGTAGGAACTCATCTCAACGAATGTTTCTTCCAGTGGCCTGTTTTCGGTCTGTGTATCCTCGGTAATATTACAAGCTACTCTTATTGAAAGTCCTAGTCCTATCTTATTAGTAAGAATAGTGGCGATTAACTTAATAACTGAAACCTTACCTTTATATCGGTTTTCATCCTTGTCAAGAAATGGAATGTCTGAAAGCTGCTGTAAGTTATCTGTAACCGTTATCTCGGTTATGTACGGAGCCGCCTCAGTATATGGTTCGCTGAAAATACTAGGTGTAATAAAGCCACTCCAAACCAAAGTACCAACTGGATAGTAGTAGTTTACCTTATACTTTTTGTCATCCTGACTAAAAAGCCCTATGAACTGAAGATCACGCTCACTTGCTAATCTTATGGTAGAAAATGTCGGTCTTATTGTTTTGAACTTATCTATTATCGAAACCCCGGCTAAAGTTCTAACAAAAGGTGGATTCCCTCCTTTTACTTCCGTGTAGTCTCCTGAAAAGTTACGGTCAAGAATATCTATCCTCTCGGTAGTGTACTGTCCAACTCCAGTCATGTTCTCATGCTCCATACGATAAAGAACTCCTTTTGTTGGTTCCGGGTCTGTCGGTTGTGGAATTACTACTTCCTCTGCTGGAAGGCTGACCGTAATTGTAGCCCTGCAATTATTTAAGTCTCTAGCGTAGATTGTATAGGTTCCCTGTGATAATCCTGTGAATGAACCTGTACTATTTGTCATGTCTGCGTATAGATCATCATTCAATGAATATCTAGGTGCGCCCCCTGAACCATTGGCCGTAACACTTATTTCACCGTCCGATGAATATTGATTAATTGGTTTTACTATTGTTGGTTGTCCGCTAAATGCTAGATCACAAGTTAAAGTCTCCGTACCACCACCCGGAATAACACATGAAGGCGAATCAGGAGTTATTACTTGTTGTGCATAAGGGAAAGGTGGATTAAATAATATCGTCCTGAATTGCACTAAAGAAGTGCTCTGACAAAATGAATAAGTGCTAATTGGGCCTAGTCTTGGGTCGACAGTTCCGTATCCTGATAATTGAGATAGAACTAAAAGTCCTAAATCCGGGCCAGTGGTTATAGTTGAATTAGTTACCGCATTATTAGTAATCTCCTCAACGTAAAATTCATCTAAATAACAAACACCAGTAGCTATTCCTGAAGTGGAGCCACCACCAAACCTTTTAAGATCAAATTGATAAACATTATCAGCCCCTATTACAGTTACCTCAATGCTTACCTCAATCCAAACATCCTCATTATCAGATATGTTATAATTAACCTCATTTGTAGTCGCAATAAGCGAAGTGTTTGTTGAAGCCAATCTTACAATGCATCTCGTGTCTGTTGCTATTGGATTTCCGCTTGGGAAATATACATAACAAGACACCCTATAAGTCTTACCCTGTTCAAGTGTAGCTGATTGTGTGGCTATTAGTCTTGTGGTAGTATCAGGTTGTGTAAATTGTGCTGAATAAGTACCTGAATAAACAGTTCCACTTTGTCGTGTTAGGTTAGAACCAATAGAACCCCAAGTCCCCACTGCTGCCTCAAAATCGCCACTGTCTCCTTCGGTAGCTATGTTGGAACCATAAGTAACAGAAGGTATGTCTTTCTCTACAACGTAAGTACTAGCACTTGTATTCCAATAGGTCGTAATCTTAGTGCCTACCGGGAATCCGGCCCCTAAATCTTCATTTAAAGTTATGCTTACAATCTTAAAGTTAGCCACCTGTTATAGCGTTACTTCTGTTCCCGTTTCTTATTACCGCAATCAAATCACGCCCACTGCCTCTTAGTTCTCCGTAAACCTCCATCCTCATGTCGTTATCTACACGGCTTGATCTATTTGAACCAACTTGTCTCAAAAGACCTTTTGTTATTGATAACCCTGCTGTTATACCGGCTATGATAAGTCCAATAGCCCCAACTCCTAATTGAGCAAACACTTTAGCCTTCCCCTCTGCTATATAAGCAACTATTCTTTTTTGTGCCTCATCAAGTATTGTGCTACTTACAATCCTAATTGCATCGCCCAACTCAAACTCTCTAGCTATAACCCTAGCCAATGAATCACCGATAACATCTGCTGATTGCGCGTATTGTAATCTTGAGTCTATTATGAGTTTGTTGTTTTCTAATTGCTTTTCATTCAAAACTTTAATTTGTTTAACTAGATTAGCAGCACTTTTGGCCATAGCAGAAAATGGATCAAGTGTCTTCATAGTGCCTCTGTCCATTTGTTCAAGACCGGGCCGTGTATATGGATTTTGTTGTCTTTCAAGTGTAGCTATCCTAGCTCCTCTTTGTAATTCAGAACGTTCGTAGGCTAACTTTAACTCTTTTTCTAGTTCCTTGTTCTTCTCTAATTGTAAGGCAAGCGCATCTCCTTCTGCCTTTAATTGGTCTTTTACCCTCTGCTGTACTAAATCATAATAAGCCTTCTTTGTTTCAGCCGCTAGTTTTACCCCTGAAATTTGCTGGTCAATTACTTTATTTACTGCCTCTATATCATCACCATAATTTACTAAGTAGAATATTGCCTTTTCGTTAATCCATTCATCCCTCGCTTTAGCCGAATCATCCACTTGCTTCTCATAGCGTTCTATTTGTTTTATGGCATCATCAAGAGCTTTATTAGAGAAAAAGGCATTAAAAGCCATCTCTGAATCATACGCCCATACTCTTAGGAACTTTGATAATGAATCTAATTCTTGGCTTAGAAATCCATTGCTTTCTCTGAAAGATAATATGAGAGCATCCCAAGCGGTTCCAACCTTAGTGATTGAGGTGGCAAGGTTTTGCTCCATTGCCCTAGCCATTGCATCAGTAGCCCCAACTGCATTATTATAAGCCTCAGTAAGTTCGTCTATTCTTGGCTTGTACTTAGATAGTACCAATAAAGCTGTCTGTGCGTATAGTCCTACTTCGTCATTAGCTCCAGCAAGAGTTAGTCCTGATTGCGCTAACTCGTCTAATCTCTGTTGTAATGGCTTACCCGTGTCGGTAAGCATCGTGAATATTCTTCTTAAAGAAGTACCAGCCTGCGTACCTTTAATACCTGCATCAGCAAGTACACTCATCATGGCCGCAGTTTCCTCTAAAGAAACATTTACAGCAGCCGCAACCGGAGAAACGTATTTGATGCCATCAGCGAAAGAATCAAGCGTAAGGGCTGAGTTATTAAGGGCAGCAGCCATCACATCGGTAACCCTCCCCATCTGGGAAGCATCAAGGCCAAACGCCCTTAGTGTCGATCCTGCGATCTCAGCACTCCTAGCCAGTCCTTCACCTGTCGCTGTGGCTAAGTCAACCGTTGCTTTAGTAGATTGAAGAATCTCCCTAGTGGAAAATCCTAACCGTCCAAACTCTAACTGAAGGTCGGCTATCTCTTTAGCGGTGTATTGAGTGGATGATCCTAGTCTTAATGCTGACTTTTCAAGTCTGTCAAAATCAGCACCGGTAGCACCTGTAATAACTCCTACCTGAGTGATGGTTTTATCAAATTCAGCAAGCGTCTTTACGGAACTCTGAATAGCCCCGATAACCTGGTAAGCACCAAAGGTTCCTATTAACTGATTCTGAAGTCTCTTTAGTCCAGCCTCAAACCCGCCTAATTTCTTGTTTGTTGTGGCAAGTTCATTAAGCATTTGAGCCATGTTGGCCGTTATCTGAACTACTACGCTATGTACTGCTCTTGCCACGTTTGTTGAATTTAGCCTCTACTTCTTCGGGGGTCATTTTCTTCAACACAGGGTCTTTGTCGAAACTTAACTTAATCAGGTCTTGTGGCTTAACTTTCTGCTTCGAGTTTAAATTCACAAGCGTAGCCCATAATTGTCTAGTCCTATCCCAATCCCTGTTATGTTCCCTTAGTTCTTTGTCTGTCTTAACCTTTAGTCTCATCAGATACAACCCCCATTCGTACCATGACAAGTCCCAAAACTGTTGAGGAGATAAATCCAACTCGGATACTGCTGTCACCAGCATATCCTCTATCGTTACTTCTGCCCCGTCTCCTCCTTCGGGGCTACCGAGTTTTTTGGTAGTTGCAGTGATTCATTAAATATCTCTACTGCTTTTTCTTCTCCAATTATCTCGATAAACTCTGATACTTCTTCAAGGGTAAGTTTCTTACCTGTCTTTTTAAAATCCTCATAGGCTTGTGCCCCTGCGTAGAAGTATTGAAGAAGGGCCGTTGTTTGTTGGCCCTCCTCCCCCATCCTTTTAATCAGGCCAAATACACTTGTCTTAAATTCGTTTTCGATAATATGACCAGCATACATACCGAATTTGAACCCAAAGCCTTCAAACTCGTAAAGACCTCTCGCCAGAAACAAATTCATAACTTATGTAATTGAATAGCCCCACTCACCATCACCTGTAAACGTACCTGAGAAAGTCGAACCGGCATTCAAAGGCCCAGTCCATTCAATCTGATTCAGGTAAGCATAACCAGTAATAGTTAACGAATCGCTTCCATCATACGTCATCTTAACCCAAACCTTCGTGCGGTTTTTGTTAACGCCAACTAAGTCCTGAAATCCATAGGTAGAAGATGGGTTGAACAGCCCCTCAAAGCTGATCTCCCACTGCTGACCCCCCGGAAGAACTTGTCTAGCACCGGAACTGTCCTTACACGTTACGTCAATCTCCTGATTCTGATTGGTGAATGTCGCATTCGTAAGGCATCCGATAAGCTGGCCTTCAACGTAGATTCCTACATCATTTCCATTTACTACTGCCATTTTTCTTTAGGTTTAAATAAATTAGTTTTTACTTTCTTCTTGGGTGGGTATTCACCCTCATAACCTTCGGCATATCCACCCATTTTAAGCTCCCACTCCAAGTCTTTATCACATAGAATGATTTGCCCAATAGGATATTTACGACCGAATCTGTTTACCCAACTCTTTGAAAGAACTACCTTACGCATAGCTGCAATCAAAAGTTGAAACTCTGACATACAAACCACCATAGGTTTCAACATAGTCATCCCTGCTGTCCATGAAGTTTATACGTCCAAATACTACGCTATTGTAGGTTCCTTTAACTCCATCGAGTGCATCTACAACTGCATCATCTATGTCGCTAACATCTTCGTAATTAGGTGCGTAACTACTCACTGTAAATGAAGCCGTAAACCCACCGCCCTTACATTCCCGCACTCTCGAAGTCATCCGCACTACTGAGTAAGGGAAAACTTCTACCTGTGGCGCGATAACAGGATATACCTTGTACTTTGTCAAACGCGAGTTCTGACCTACTAGCGTTCTGAAAGTCGAATCATTGTTAAGGATATAGGTAACCCCTGCCATCATGGAATCCACAATTTCTTTTTATTCAATGTCCGTCTCATAACATCTCTCAACTTAGTTGAGAAGATGTCATCAAACTTCTGAAATAACTTATCTTTCGTAGCCTCAAAAGCTGGCCTCATAAAAGGCTTCGGTGGTTGATTTGTCGGGTGCGCTCCGGCCATCCTTGCATACCATCCACCCGCAGGACGATTCACTACACCTAGTTCTACTAAGTGTCCATGAAATCCTTTATACCCCGCTTTCACTCTTGGTCTTACGTGTACCGTACCGATCTCGGTAGCTTTAGAGATAGGAATCTTCACTGCTCCAATGGAGTTAACAAGATTCTTAGTCTTACCTTTAGGGGCCAGACTCTTAGCTGCATCTACAAGCGGTTTAGCCGCCTCTACGTTAGCCGCACCGATAACTCTGTGGTTTATCTGAATAGGAAGCTGCTTCAGGAAGTCATTCAACTCCCTAATTCCTGTAACCGCAACTTGTCCTTTTACGACCATGTTATACCTGGTAATATGTTTGTTACTACGTCCAAATATCTGTGTCTGCTTTCGCCCTCGTCAAAGTGTAATATCTCATACACTTGTCCGTATTCGTCTGCAATTCTCATCTCAGCCTTCAGATCATCCCGGTATCTGATCGTCCAAACCGTCATGTACATCATCTGCACCTTATCAGCCAAAACAACCTCTTTCCCTCTCAAACTCTCCTTCCGTGCCCACACATTAGGGTTATTATCAATCTCCTCCCAGCCGTCTAAGTAGTCCTCGTTGTTAGAACCATCGGATATGTCTCTTTGAAGGATAGTTATCCTCCTATCCATCGCACCGATGCGATCTAGCTTCTGTATCCTGTTCTTGGTGTTTAGTAACGCCATCCTAAGTGAACGCTTTGATCTAAAACATAAGGATTCATCAACACCTCAGCACCGAAAGGAATCGCTAACGCACCCGTAGGGCTTCCGCTAACAATCACATTCTGTCTGTTCTCGTAGAAGTGCGCTATTAACAGTAACATCGCCTGCCTCAATGGGGCGGGGACGTTCGTAGAAGCATCCCCATATCCAGCGTCATAAGTAATCACCACCGCATTAGGCTTATCGTAAGTCTCAGGCCAGTAATCTTCAGGAACTATTCTAGCGATGTCGCTATCAACATCTTCCCAAAAATCAGTGAAAGAAGTCAACACATCACTAGCGTTATAGTATTGAACCGTCACACCAGTCTGTACAGGGCCGTTTAATAGGTAAATCTGGCTCTCCAAAGGAAAGTAGTCCATCTTCATGACCCTAGTCTGAGTGATTAGACTCCGGTTGGTGTGTTTCTCAACGGTCTCCCTTGCGGCCTGTATCAATACAGTTATATACGAGTTCTCATCATCGTGATCTACACGAAGATGGCTCTTAGCCTCCGACAATGAAATCGGCTCAATCGAAGGGGCTACTGATACTTTACTGTAAATTACCATATTCTATTTCCTGTCTTTTCTTACGCTTAATCAAAGCAAAAACAGCACTCTTTTCTTCCTCACTCAGTCCTTCAAGGGCTTTATCAAGCTCGTAAGCCATCCCCAGTTCCTTGTTGAATTTCCAAATGTTATCCTCTCCTTTTATGTCTATCGCCAACGGTTTGTCTGTTGGTATAGCCCTGTGCCCTATTCCTTGTGTCATAAGAAAATATGTTGAGTTGTTATCAAGTCCTCTGTTTATTCCGTCTTTCCATAATCTGTATCTAGGCTTACCAACGATAACTCCTATCCCCGATCTATGAAAGCCTTCAGCCGCATCGACCTGAAAGAACCCTATATCTCCTTTAGCGGTTGTCCTGCCAGGTGAAATAATGTCATCCAAAGCCTCAACTTCAACACCGTAACAATATTTCTCAATAACAGATCGCTTTATAACCCTCCCCAACCCGTAGGTGGTGTCTGACTTCAACCTCCGGCACTCGCCTCCGTCTGAGTTTATAATCAGCACATCCTTCACTCCGAAGAAATCCCATCCCTTGTTAAAGTAGGGTTCATACAAATCAATCAATTCATTTTTAAGAACGTCATCGGAACCAATCTCTATCAGATAGTCCCAGTTGAGATTCATGGCCTCATTAAGACCATGATTCTTTTTCTCTCCCAATGGATCATTCTTATACATCGTGTAGTGGATACCGTACTTCTTACATAGCGGTATCATACTTTCTTCCGAAATCACACAAAATGCTTCTATGGGGCGAAGGCTGTTTTTACGCAGCCTTCTTATACCCATAAAACATATCTCCGTAATCTCAGGGCGTTTCCACGCTGCTAAGAAGATCAGAAGCATTAGGTCAATTCAAAATACTTGATGGCAGTATTGTCCATTACAAATGAATCAGTACGTGCCAATCCAAAGAACGCCACTTGATCGTACTCTGCATAACGCTCAGACAAACGGCTTAATGCAAAGCTGTTTACCATGCGGATGCAGAACTTATCCCAGTCTCCGTAAGCAATGATCTTATTTCCAGTAGCAAGGGTCGATGCCATTGCGTTGTTCAGGAAGTAAGGTTTGCCAAGAATCGTAGAAGGAGCACCATCACGGAATGAAGGAACCCACAACTGAGAGTTATAGTTAGTACCGATCGTCAGCTTCTTGATCGCATTCAAGATCAGTTGGTGCATAGCCCAACCAGTCTTAGGCATATTCTGGTATGCCTGATCCAGAGTATCCTGGAAGCCAATCAATTCAGTGGAGGTAAATGCCGTAGCACTTGCACTAACTGAACCTTGAGTTGCACCAGTGATGTAACCCTGAGGCTGGCTAGAACCAGTTCCGGTGGTGTAGTAACTGTTAGAAATACGTGCTACACGGTTTGCCAACTGCTCACCCAAATATGCTTCAAGATTAACTCCGTTGTCCTGTAACAATTCAGAAGAAACCTTAACCATCTTAGATGACATCTTGTAAGCGTTCAGGTTATAAACCGAGAACGTAAGGTCAGCAGAAGATGAACTCAGGTCGGAGTTTTCACCAATCAACTCACCAGTGTTAGATGTGTCATCGTTAATCGGGAAAGGGATCACGTTACCGGTATCGGTATTCAGGATGTTTGCCCAATTCATCACAGCAGAAATGTATTTCATTTTCTCAATGATGAATCCAGAGAAACCTTCAGGTACGGTGTAACCACCAGCACTAGGAGTACCAATGCTCTGAGCACGGCTTTCCTTGTACTGATTCAATACACGTACTTCTTCAGCATTCAGGTTCTCCTTGCCATAGCGAAGGAATTTCTCAAACACTTTGGAATCACGTACTTCGGTGTCAACAATCTGACGCTCTGCATCGCTCAAAGAAGAATAACCAACTTTGTTAGCCTTGTCTAAAGCGGCTCTGCGCTCTGACTTAGAGGCTGCCTCGTTGTACTTCTTCTCCTTGTTGCCTTCACTTTCATGCTTAATGCCTGCCTGTGCTTCTTCCTTCAGCTTCAATTCCTCCATCCGCTTTTCAATCTTGATCTGATTCTCGATTTGCACGAGTTCATCATCCCAAGCATCGAACTGACGGGTCTCATCTGCCGTAGCCAAACCATCCTTACGCTCACTGACAAGCCGGTAAGCGTCAACCATTTGGCTATGAATTTTGCCTGACTTATCGTACAGGTCTTTCAATTTTTGATTCATAGTTTTACTCTTTTCGTTAAAAGTTTAAGTTTAATTAAATCGGCTGTCAGTTGCCTTTCTTTCGGTTTTGTAGCATCGAAAGATCGTGCGCCAACGGTAGCATCCGGGTATGCCGGAGTAGTCACTGGCGATACATCGTATAGTCTCTTTACTTTCTTAATAGTCCGAACAGATGGCACTTTCTCGTTATGTTGCCATTCCTGCTCCTTTACTGTGAAAGCAAAAGAACTCTCATGTATAATTCCGTCCTTAATCAAATTCCGCAAATCCTTAGCAAAGGAAGTGTCCGGTAATTTGACTGTATATTTTAATCCGCGCTCGTCCTGACTTAATGTAACGTTCACTCCGTTACGCCCAAGCACGTAGTTCATGTCATGATTAAATAAAGCAACTGCGTCATCTTTAAGCACATCATCGAAAGCCCCCGGTGCAATCCTCTCATGCCATCCACCGAAATCAACGCTATCCTTATTAAAAACAGCCGCATATCCTTCAATTACGTTTTCATCATCTGCGCGAAAAGAAACCGGCTCAGTAAAGAACCGTCTCTCAGCGTCTTGTATGTTTTTGATGTAATCTTTCATTTTAGTCATTCAAGATTGTTATGTTAAACACCTCACTACCGGCCCCGCCTTTGTACCTTACATTGATACCTCGTCTCACGGGTAACAAAAGTTTGGTAACGGCACTTGATATGTTAGCGGTCGCAGAGTCAATCGCAACACCGTTGCAGTTTATCTGAACCGAAGTTCCACTAACCCAATCAATCAGGGCCGTACCTTCGCTATCACTAAGTATGTTGCTGAAGTCAATGTCGTGCTCACTAGTATTAGCTGGCACGGTGATCTTCTGCGGGTTTTGTGTTAAAGTTGTTGTTGCCATTATCTTCCGTCATTACCGAATAATCCTTCTATAATTAATTGAGGATCAATGCCCTCTTTTACTTGCTTCTCTACTCTTTTCTTAATGTTCCTAGCGGTTTCGCTTGACTTCGTTTTGTAAAGTTCACTCTGAAGTCTGATCGGAACCGTAGCCCCCTGAATCATCAGGTCATCACCAAATGGATCAGCCGGGTCGTTGTTAAGTTTCCGAATCTCATTAGGCTTCTTAATTCCGTTCTGTATGTAGGTAGCGTACAGTTTCGCTCTAGTCTCACTGTCGGCTCTCAGGTATGCGTCCATGTTAATTTCCGCATACAAGTCTCTTTCTCCGTTTAACTGGAATGACTTAATCGTGTACTCATTCTCGATCTTAGCCGCAATCGGGGCCATCGTGTCCTGTAAGAACTCAATAGCCATAGATTCTACGTTATTGTACTTAACCTTAGAATCACCCAACTTCTGTGTAGGTACTCCGAACCAACGGGCCACGTTAGCAACCGAGAAATCGTTAGTAGTCACCCACTCTGCATCTGCCGGGGGTACAGAAATCTCCTTGTACTCCCATCCGTAAGGCATCGCCACCTCACCGCCTTGCAACTTAGCTGCTTGGAAACTTTCTTTCGTCTCCTGTCTCTGTGCCGGGGTTACCCCAGGATGTTTAGGTATTAAAAGTCCTGCCGGTTTTCCACCTCTTCCGAAGAATGAATCTCCGTACTCCCTTACGTCCATCATAAGAGATGCATCCTCCCTCATGTACCCAATAACCGACTTTCCTATAATCCCGTTGCCCATATTAGGCACGTGGATCATGTCATCCGAAGAAACTAAACCTTCTTTGCCTTTGATCTTGTAAACAAGAAGATTATGCCCCTCTACAACCTCTACATCCTCGTGGTTTAAGAAATCGTACTGGTAAACTCTGCCTATTCCGTTCCTCCGGATGTACGCGAAGTGATTGCCCTGAAGGTCGTACTGCTTGATAGCCGCCTCCATGTAAGCGGTCTTATTCATCTTAGGGTTAGGCTTTCTGGAAAGCAATTCAGCGACCGGGTGGTCTGAAACCTCCACTCTACCCTGCTCGGTTTTACGGTAAACTTTAAACGGACTGGCTGAAATAATCCCCGCTTTGATGGCTACTGCCCGGTAAACGGCACTAAGCGTTAAGGCTCCCTCAATAGAAATAGAACGCCCTGAACGGGAAACATTTCCGCCTAAAATCTGATCTAATGCCCAACCGGAAATAATCTGCTTGGGGTTTTCAAGATTGACACCCCTTTGTTCAGTATTCCAAATATTTCTTTTAAACCAGGCTTGGAGTTTACCATCCATGCCGTAATTTTACGTATCTTTATTCCCAAATTGGGAAACTTGGTTGAAAATGGGAAAATCTCTTTTTGAGTTTTTTGAGGAAAAGTTCAGAGACAATTTAAGAGGGGCTACGCCACCGGAAGCATTTGAGAAAACAATAGAAGAAATAGGCTTCCAGCCATATTCTAGCTATAAGTCCTTCGCTTCAGTCAGGACAAAAAAAAGGAGGGCCATCGCCCTCCGAAACAGGTAACCACTCCTGTATCCATGAAAAAGTAAGCAAATCTATAAAATTATCTTGTCTTTCCAAGTCTGATACCAGAAATAGAAACTAACGGCACTCATCTCCAAGTACCTAGCATCCCTTCCTGTTAATTCGCCTTTGATCTTTAAAAATCCACTCTCCTGCACCCATTTCCAGCAATACTTAATATACCTGTCTAGTCCTTCCGGTTTGTAATGAAGGCTAAACCCAACCTTCGGTCTGTCTATGAACTGATTTGAAAATCCTAGCTTCCTGAGCATATTCTTCAGGATTGTCTTATTGCCTCTTTTACGGTGCTCTGATTCAGGGATTGAAAGTGCTGCCTCTACTAGCCTATGGTCTAGGAAAGGTGCTCTTACCTCTAAACTGTGGCACATGGAAGCAAAGTCTAGGGTTTTGTTTAGGTCGTATTGAACATATCGTTCTAACTCAAGGCTTCTTCCAGACGCAGATGGGAAGAATGGCATAAAGTCAGAATTTGTGCCTAGTGAAGCCCTGAATAAATGTGATAATTGTTTAGGTGTAACCGCATCACTTGTCCTATCATACCCAAAGAACAACTCATCGGCCCCGTTAGCGGTAATCGCCACTCTCCCGAACTTACTCACCTCGCTTGCGGTAATGTAAGGGATTAAAGCCGCCATACAAGGTTCCCCTGATTGCTTGGAGAAATCGGTCAGGCAATGTTCCACATGGAACGTCTGTGGACTTAGTACATTTAGACTGATCGAGTATTTATCGGCTACTTCCTGAGCGTACTGTATTTCAGGGCTGTCAAGGTGAACCGCTAGTCCTCCTTTAAACCTTGAGGCTACAATGGAAGAATCTACCCCTCCTGAGAGAAAGATATGAACCGGAACGTCCGATACTTTTACTTTGTCAATAGCGTCCACTACAAGTTCTTCAATATTCTCGTTTCTAGGTTTAGGGGTGTAGTAACGGACTATTTCTATTGTGTCTTTATTAATATCGTAAGTAAGCCGATCGCTAGCGCAAAGTTTCTTAATGCCTTTGAATAGGTGATTATCACCCATAGTCCCCCCTAGCAACCAATAGCTTTGAAGTGCTTCTCTGTCTAACTCCCACTTCTCTTGTAGATGGAATAATCCTGCCGGACTGCTTGCTACCGCGAACTTCTTGTCTTTGTGGTAGTAGTAAAGGGGCTTCTGGCCAAATCGGTCAACGAAACAATGTATCTTCTGCTCTAATGAATCGTAAAGCCCTATGGCAAACATTCCGTTCACATCATCTATTGCACTTAATCCTTTTTTGTTGAAGTGCTGAAATAAAGCATCAGTATCAGAATTAGTATTATAGAAATCACGGTAGTCATACCAGCACCCGTTAAAGGTCATCATGTAACGATCATTCTGCAATGGTTGTTCACAATGGCCTATGATTGAAAGGAGATTATGACCAAACTGAATGTTGCCCTTCTTGACAACTTTCGTCAAGTCAGGGCCACGTTTCTTTTGTACTTCTAAGATTGGTAAAATATCGCAATTAACTGCGATGGCTATTCCACACATAAGAATCTATTGATCTCTTTCCTGTTTCTCTCCGTTTTGGTCTTTATATTCATTGACCTCTTATAAGCCTGTGGGCTGTTCATAACAGGCCACTTTCCTTTATAAGCTAGTATCTCCGGGTCTCTGTGGAGATAGACTTTTAAATTATTATTATTCACCTGAAAGAACCCTCTGTCATCTAAATGTTTGTCTACGCTTGAATCAAACACCTTCCCTCTTATCGCTCTAATACATTCAGCCGAATAAAACCTTCCACTTCCGATAGGGAAGTCTGTGTTTCTGTTTATGTACTCACATCTGATTAATTCCTGATCGTCCCAAGTGTACCAGGATGTAAGCCCTATGAAATGATACCCTTCGCTTAGTTTCTGATAGGCGATCTTTAAATATTCGTTTGAGATAAAGTCATCAGACCCCAAGATAATAAAAGGGTCTGCATTCATCTTGCCCGCTACGTTCACTCCGGCCTGCCACTTCGCTCCTAGTGGTTTGTTTGGATAAATAATTACCGTTACTCCTAGATTCTTAAATTCTTCTGCTTCATCTGGTTTAGAACACACCAAAACCACTTTAAGATTCATAGAAAGAAGTTGCTTCACGTTCATCGTGGTAACCTTAACCCTTTCGTGTGTGGCCATAATCACCACTGGATTAAAACACTTGCCACAGCAATCTCCGCTATCGTCTTTGGAGCAAATCATATAGCATAACTTTGTGTTTCTACTCTGCCCATACCGTCCATTCTTAGATCAATAGCCTTAGCGTTTACAAGTGCGGCCACACCGTCTATCTTGAACATACTCTTACTCTTATCGGGCATGATCTGTCCTACCGGGTCTTTCTTCAAAACTACGTTACCCATCATCCACCTAGCTACTGGATTGTTGAAGTGTTCTAACTGGAAATTGCAAATCTCTTTCTCTAAAGCCTTTGTTGATAGACTGACGTTAGCCATGCTCTGTGTAAATGGGTACAACCCGGTTATAAATTCTTCGTTTTCACTTGTCCCGAAAACTGTACCTAATTCCTGAACTACCCCGTGATACGCTAACCTTTGGTCGAAAGCGATTGCCTGTATGTTGTACATCTTTGGGAGTTCACAAATGTCGTAAATAATTTTCTTATGATCTATAACATTTTCAAAAACCCCTTCTGTAACCGTGATATACCCATCCTCAACCCACTGTGTATAGTCGAAATCCTCCGTCTTAACCCTGCTCTTAGGTATCCAAAACCACCACAAAACTGGGCTAATTATCCTACCTCCGACTTCCCTGAATTTAGGAAAATACAAAGCGAAGGCGTTTAAGTCAATACCTGTACTCAAATCCAATCCCCCGTAGCATGGCATCCCGATAAGTTCTTCTTTTCGGATTCCGTAGGTGTTTTTAGACCAAATCTCATCCTGAATCCACACCGTAGGGGCATCCACCCACATATTTAAATTCTTGGTCTTAAAGTCTACCTCTTTCGTGGCTCCTTCGTTCTTGGCTTTTACTAACCGAGCGTGTAGGTATTCAGGGAACACGGACACCCCTAGATTGGGGTTAGACTTAACCCACACTTTAGGATCATCCCAAGCGTCTTCTTCGTCCAGTTCGTAAATAAACGCTAAGTGTGAATCGTCCTGTGTCTTTCCGGTTAGCATTTCGATACTAGACCTCCTTAATTTCGTATAACACGGCCCCGTCTTGTCAAACCCCGCAGTAGTAACTACGAGTAAAAGCGGCTCCGGTCGTGCTCCCTGACCTGATTCTATGACGTTTAGAAGGGCATCGTCTTTGGCTTCGTGGTACTCATCCACTACCCCTAGACTTGGGTTAAATCCATCCTGTGTCTGTGGGTTCTTACTCATGGCCTTAACGGCCCCGTCTCTTTCGTGATGGTAAATCCCCACCACGTTCCTACCATAGACTGAAATCTTGACTACTTCTTCGTCAACTAAATCTTTAAAAACAGGGCTTTGTTCTATAATCCTTCCGCTGCTGTTTACGCATATCTTGGCCTGATCCTCATTATTCGCCCCTACAAGTATCTGTGGGGTATTCTCCCGATCAGCGAAAAGGTGGTAAAGAAGGACTGCTGCCGCGAAGCTGGTTTTCCCGTTCTTCCTGGAGATTTGTATGTAGCAAGACCTGATCCTTCGTCTCCCGTTTTTCTGCCATCCGAATATCTGCATGACAACAAACTTCTGCCAGTCCTCAAGCAACAAGGGTTTACCCCTCCAACTACCCTCCCAGTGCCTTAATTTCCTTTCAATGAAGTTAACAGCCCTATTCGCCTGTTTCTCATCAAAAACAATGTCAGTTCTCTTACGGTCTGATTGGTACTTCTGACAGGCTAGTTTTATCCACTTACAGGCTAAAATCTTACCTGAAAGAACATCTTCAGCGTATTTGTCTGCCGCTATCAATCTAAGTCAGCTAATGCGTCCTTTTTCTTCTTCGCTTTCATGCCGGAGAATATCTTCTCCCTATCCCCCGGTGTAAGACCAAACTTGGGGGAGTGTTTCATGATATTCGCGTACTGCTGCTGCATAATCGTGTACTGCGGAACGGCCTGATCGAATGTGCCGTTTTTGCCCGAAACAGGCCTCACATACCCCTTCTCATTGCACTCCTCGGCCATCTTCTCATACAAATCAAAACTATTGGCCAGCATGGACAACTCCAAAGTGTCTATGTCTCGTACCAAATCGCTTTCCTTTATATGTCTGATTATTCTGTAAAATAGAAGCCTACCCCTCTTACTCAGGTAGTCCATTGGTTCATGTTCCGGTCTTGCCATTTTCCCAATTTTGGATACAAAAATAACAAACCGCACTCAATCCACACCATATCTCACCCATTTTCTACTTTTTCCCAAATTGGGAATTTATAATCACATCCAACTTCATGAAAATATTGACATCAGACTCTTTTTTCAAGCATTAAAAAGGCCATTTTTATTAAAATTAGGGGGTTAGTCACCGAATTTAGCGAAAACTAGTTGAG